AATATAACTTGAACTCTTATCATATCTTACAATATCTCTTAAATCATTAATGAATGTTTGTAAGTATCCTCTATTTAAAACATCAATCTCTCTTTTCTTTTCGTTTTCTGTATATTCAAATTCTAAATTAGTAACTGCACGAGCTATATTGTCAACTTCAACAGAAAACTGATCTTTATCATCTAATTTAGTATTCCCTGCTTGGGATATTAAAGTATATGTAGTATTATATTTTGATGATGTTCCATCTATCACAAATTTTTCATCAACAATTAAATCAGGTGGTAATATAAGACGATTTTGATCATCTCTTATTTCAAAAGTTTCATAATGATGATTTGCATTCATCTCTGTTTCAGAACCATATTTTTCTAACGCATAATTATATACTTGATAATCATATAGTGGCCATTCGTGAGTTATATTTGTAATACCTGCAACTAATAAAACAACATAATCAAGTGAAGGATCACCATACAATTCCTCTGCAACTGTATCTGGTCTATCACCAATACCAATAACATATTTGTTTAGAATACTTACACTATCTTTTAAATAATCAAATAATTTTGTTCTGCGAAATAAATTTTTTATGACAATAAAATCTCTTGAAGAGTTTTTATTTGATAATGGTGACTGATAACCAATATTTGGTAATTCTCTGAAATATCCCATTAGAAACCAACTCCTTCTCCGTCTGTCATTCCATCATAATCTTCAGAGTAGATAGGATTAAGTTCTTTGAATGTTAAATTCATTCTTATGCTAACTGGCGATCCATCATGATAACTGGCATATGTTCCAGAGTTTGTATAATTTATATTCATTCCTGTCAAAGCACACATCTTGAAACTATTTAAAAAAGGATGATCCTGACCATTATGAAGATATCTAAGTGAGAAAACATCTGGTGATTTTAAAAATATACCAGATGCACCACCAGACTTAGATCCTCCTTTTGCTGCCATTGTCATTTTAAATTGTCTGATTATTTTTTTAACTTCCATCATTTCTGCCTCATATCTTGGTGTAAATGTGACACTGAAAGGGAATGTTCTAAGATTTACACCTCCAAATAATAGTTCTAAGTTAGAGTTAAGAACTTGACCAGTTGCTCTTGCAATTAAACTTGAACGATCAACGTTTGCTCCTAGAGCATTAATTGCAGCACCACTGATACTAGATCTAATAGCATTTCTTAAATCATCAGATAAACCAGGTAGTTCAATGCCATTTTGTATCATATTAAGTATGTCCTGAAATGTTGCACCAGGATTTGTTTGGAGTCTGTTTGCTGCTGCTATACCAGCGAGTTGAAATATATTCATTTCATTGTCACCCCAAGTCACTACGTTTGAGTCATTAACCTCTTGAGGAATAGGTAATTCAACATAGTATTTTATTTTTTGATTGCGATTCATACGAGTATTCGCATCTGTATTATTCATTCTGAAATTTTTGTATCCAGTCGTAACCCTCTCTCCTACCTCTCTAAATTTTCCTGTTTTGTCTTTACCAGCTTTTGTTACATCCCTCTGCACCTCATCAAAATCAAGGGAAATACCTGTTCCATTTGTTGGTGGTTGATATTCGATACATTTAATTAATAACGTATCCCCAGTTTTTTCATTTGGTCCTCTAGCAAGTGGATATCCAAGTCTTATTTTTAAATTTTGTTTCCTTGCAGCGACCTCTGGTTTTTTCTTATTTGTGCCACCCATTGTTTTTGGATCGCCTTGAAACCTATCTCCTTTTGTATCGACACCATAATCTTTTCTAAAATCAATATTTTTTCCCTTAGTTTCTTGCAGCTTGCGATTTTGCTCTGGATCGGGGTGAAAAGTCGCTAATCCGTGTTTTTTTATTAATTGTTGTCTGGTTAGAGATTTAGTTCTATTATTTTTTGCACCACTACCTCTTGTTCCTCTTGCCATATCGACCTAATTTTTTAACTATTTAGACGTATTTTTACAAAAGGTAAAGTTCTAAGATCCCTTAACTCCATTTCATCCACCTTATACAATCCACCAACTACTTCTGGGAAGGTATATTGCCTCATTTCACCCCAATGATAATTTAATCCACGAAAACCCCATTGAAATACATCTGTCACTGCGACCAGTGGATGTTCGTCATATGCGATACCTGGTGTTTTTGGTTTATATACGAAAACATAAAAGTTTCCAGCTTCAGGAACATTACTTCCTTCAGTTAATACTTCTAATATTTCTTGTGCCAAATCATCTGGACTTTCATTGCCCACAAGATTTTTCATCACTGGGTCGATTCTACTCATATTCCTAGTTCTTTTTCTGTTACTACTTTAAATTCCCATTGACGATCAGCACAAAATTCTTTTGCCATTTTCCATTTTGCTTGATTTCTTGCGTATTCATATGCTTCACGAATGTATCCTTTTGTCTGTCTTTTTGGTTTTTTTGGAGGAATGGTTTGTTTTGCAGGTTTAACTTCGATTACATAATTTTTTATCCTACCATTCGTTTCTTTCACTTTCATATAAAAATCTGGAAAATATCTGTGCACTCGATTATCAATAGGAGAACGATAAGGTATTGCTATTTCTTCACTTGCCCACTCTAATATGTTATCATTTTTATCACAATACACCATAAACTTTCTTTCCCAAAGTGATCTATAAATTATATTTGTTGGATCACCTTTATATTTTCTGGGAAAGGATGGATAGTATTTTCCCTTATAAGACATCTAAATAACTATACTATAGTTGTATTTAGAGTGCCAGCACCAAGACCGAGAAAAATATCAGATATAATGCCTAAGTTACAGAATGTAGCTCAGACATCCCATTATTTTGTTAAATTTGCATTACCACCAACAGGATTAAGATCACATTTAAGAAGAAAAGGTATAAATGATCGTTTTATATCAGATGATGTAGGATTACTTTGTTATGATGCTTCATTACCAGGAAGTGCTTTAGCATCACAAAACATCACAGGAGATTTTCAGGGTGTTGTTGAAAGATTTGCACATACTCGTAATTTTACACAGATAAATCTAGAATTTTATGTTGATAACGAATATAAATCTCTAAAGTTTTTAGAACATTGGATGGAGTTTATAACAGGTGGTAATCAAGTAGATCCTGGTGGAGATACATATTACTTTCAACTAAATTATCCTTATGAATACAAAGCAAATGATACAAGGATAGTAAAGTTTGAAAAAAATCATTTTCAATTTATTGAATACAGATTTATAGGTTTGTTCCCGCTATCTTTAAATTCTACAAGAGTTCAGTACGGAAATTCACAGGTTTTAAAAGCTACTGCATCATTTAGTTATGATAGATATGTGGCTGGAGAAACATCATCATTAGCGAGAGATTTAAAAAGGGCATTTAATGATATAGGTATCAATCGTGGAAATCCCTCTAAGGATGGAATGTCCCTTGACAATGATATGTTGAATGAACTTGCAAAAAGAAATACTATTAGATACCTTAATGCTGATAATCGAAACGGAACTTACTCATCAATAGCATTAAGTGGAGATAGATTTAACAATCTTGGTATCACAGACACTACCACATATCCTGGTCAATCTCAATTAGCACCAGGCATAAATCCTTAATTGTGTTATAATAAGTTTACAAAACCACTATAAATAATTTTACTGAAGTGCTTAGAATATTATGCCTTTACCAAAAATTGCAACTCCAACTTACGAGTTGGTGTTACCTTCGTCAAACAAAAAAATAAAATTTAGACCTTTCCTTGTCAAGGAAGAGAAGATTCTCATTATTGCAATGGAATCACAAGATACAACTCAGATTGCAAACGCAGTCAAAGATGTTATCTCTCATTGTATAATATCAAGGGGAATAAAGGTTGAAAAACTTTCAACATTTGATATTGAATATTTGTTTTTGAATATTCGTGGTAAGTCTGTTGGAGAGGATATTGAAGTTATGGTTACTTGTCCTGATGATGGCAAAACTCAGGTTCCAACATCTATCAACATTGACTCAATAAAAGTCATAACAAGTGACGATCATGAAAAGGATATCAAATTAGATGAACAATATACATTAAGAATGAAATATCCTTCTTTAAATGAGTTTATCAAAAACAACTTTGCTTCAGCAACAGATATGAATGTTGATGATACTTTTGATTTGATAGCGTCTTGCATAGATCAAGTTTATTCAGAGGAAGAGTCTTGGACTTCTGCTGATTGTACTAAAAAAGAATTAAAACAATTTTTAGAACAGTTAGATTCAAAGCAATTCAAAGCGATTGAAAAATTCTTTGAAACTATGCCAAAGTTATCTCATACAGTGAAGGTAACAAATCCAAATACTAAAGTTGAAAGTGAAATTGTATTAGAGGGGCTACAGAATTTTTTCGGGTGAGTATGGCACACGAAGATCTTGAGTCATACTATAAATTGAATTTTGCATT